ACTCTAAAGTACCAGGATGAGGAAGGAGAAGAAATAGTTAAGACCTTTTATAACTTGGCAGCAAGGTGCATACAGCACGAAATGGATCATCTAGAGGGTAAGATGTGTATAGATTATGAAAAAGGTAACTATAGTCGGGACAAACATAAGTCCCAAACAATGGTCGAATCTGATTTTAGAGCTAAATCTGATACGTAAACAGTGGAAACCCTATGCAACGTTAGAGCTGCAAGGACCAGGTGTAAAGAAAATTATCAATTATGGCACAAATGCGTCCAGTATTAACTTTGTGTCTAAAATGGGGCTAAAGAGATAGTACTGTGCCAAGTGTAAGGGGAATTCTGGAGCAAAATTATTTTTTTAAAAGTAAAAAAAACCTCTGGCACAGGTGGCACACCCCTATTTTAGCTTATTATTGTTGGTATAAGCCAATAATAGTGTGCCAAGGCCCGTGGCACAGCCTGGCACAGTTAAATAAGCTATATATACCAACACATTCTTCAGAATGTACTCGACGCGCGCGACCTTTTTTGTTTTTTAGAAAACTTTTTTGCCCAAAAATCTCCCTATACAGTATAAGATCGATATGAAAAGACTGAAAAAATCTAAATACAAATCTGTTGTGATTAAGAAGAAGAGATATTACTTCTACAAAATTACGTGGCTTGACATCACGGGTGACAGCGGGCACGCAGATTTACATACAGCAGAAGGTTTTATGCCATCAGAGATGATAACTCACGCATACTTACTAAACAAAGATAAAAAGAATGTTAGAACCTTTGCAAGTTATGAAGCTAATGATGAATTATTTTCAGATAGGAATGTATTTCCAAAAGGATGTATAGTAAAAATGGAAAAGATAAATGAAAAATAAAATAGAACAAGAACAATTTGATCTAAATGAAAGTTATAAACAATCATTAAGAAATAAAAATGATAGAAATCCTACATTGACAAAGAATATGCCTAATGTAAAATGGGATCAAATTCCACCAGTGCGTGGGCCAAATCCACAAGGAGTATTAAATGGCAAAACTATACGAGGGAGTGACAAACAAGTGGGCTTTAGTAAGAAAACTACCAAGAAAAATATTAAATAGATTTACTTCGACTTTGAATCAATACCAAGGTCTTTTTCTTTTGGTAATTTTAATTCTTCTAGCTTTATCTCTTCAGGCGTAATATTAATAATTTCTTTGTTGTCATTTAAAATCTTTTTTAATTTGTCTTTGATTTCATCTGCTGACATATTATCAACATTGCCTGTCATAACTAATTTTTGATCTACGTAAAGTCCACCGGCTTTACCACGCGCCACCTCTGCGTTTACTGCTGCACTCCAGGCCTTATTCTCTAATGCCTGATTTCTAATTTGAGCTAACTCTGATATGTGTTTTGCAAAACTAATACCATACTTTTCCTGTACCTCTGATCTCAATTCTCCTATATACTTGACTACTAATGGAGATACTTTTGGATTCCTTAACTCTGATGCAGCTTGTCTGGGACGTGTTTTGTACCCTGCTTGAAATGCTGCTTCAGCTGGTGAAAGCCTGCCTTCGTTATATACTAATAACTCTGCAAACTTTATTTGTCGTTCTGTTAATTTGGCTGGTACTCCCATAATGTTTGACTTATATCGTAATCTAGCGTATCAGTCAATTGTGAGAATTATACTAATATTTATACTATTATCAGGATGCGCAAGAGACTTTGATCTCAATCCTGCAACTACAATTGTAAGACAACTATTTAAGGCTTCGTACGATGAAACCAGAGTCAAAACTTTGGCACAAAGTAAAGAAAAATACACCCAAAATTCAGTGGACTAGACTCGAATCTTGGAGTAGTTTTGGTACACCTGATCTGTTGGGATACCACGAAAATTGTGGATTTTTTATGGTTGAACTTAAAATTGCAACAGGTAAAAAAATACACTTTTCACCCCATCAAAAACTGTTTCATTTAACCAGAAAGAATCGTAACTTTATCCTTATTGAAGAGGCCTCTTCCTCTTCAATAAAACTTTATGGAAGCTCCTCGATCCTCGGTCTACTATCAGACCATCGTGAAGTACCTTCCCTCGCAACGGATGATTGGACCTATATAGAACGCTTGTTGGTTCGCGAACCGCCGGACGCTTGAGGGCTTGCCGGCTTGTCGGCTTGTTCGCTTGCGGGCTTGTCGGCTTGTTGACTTGTGGACTTAGCAGCTTGTTCCTTCAGGAATTGCTTTCGGATCTTGCGCAGTTCTTCGTAATACTTTGGATGTCTAAACACTTTCACTAATGCTTTCCGTAACTAACAACTTTAACTTTTGGATCCCAGCACGCCCTGCAGTCTCCACACTTGCCGCCCTGCTTCGGGGCAGGACAGGTTGCATCCTTCAATACTACCATCGAAGAATTTGGCCAGCTGTCGTTACGCTGTCCAATCATCGGCGGAGAGAATCGGATAACTAGATTCTTTGGCTTCTCCGCCAGGTGATCTTTAATCCACGCTTCGCGCGTGGGCATCCAGTGGTTTGTATCAGGCGTTAGCCTGCAAACCTCGTAGATCTTGTTAAGATGGACCAGGGACTGGACGTCACCTGCATCATGCCATCTAAAATATTTTTGTCTCATAACCTGTGCTACCATTGCCCGGGTCCACAGCTGGTGATCAATTGCTTTTAATCTTACATACTGTGCAGCCTTAATTGCTTTGTATCTTGTGTAGTTACCTTTTAGAGCGTAACACATGCTGCAAACGCTATTCTTAACCTTCCGGAGCTTGGAACCTGTTTTGCATTCCCAAGCTGGTAAACTGTAACTTAGGCCCGGCATCTTGCTGGTTCGGGTCATCGACCCCGTAATTGATTTTGCTTCTTTTATTTTCATGTTATCCTTTCTTAATTTTTGCTGGTTTGAGTTTTACACCGGACACCAGCAAACGGGTGATTTTGGAGACCAGCCCTCACCAAGACGGCCTGCAGTAGGCGGTGTGAGGTGAGGTGTCCTCTATTCTTATAATATCCCATAACTTCTAACCTGTCAAGCTTGACGGCTTGCCGGCTTGTTGGCTCAGGACCTGCAATCCTTCGCGAACTCGTCCCGGTCCTTCTCCAGGGCAAAGTACTTTCGGTTCTCATGTCGTAAAGAGTGATTAGCCCGGTCGAGCAGAGTTTGCAGGTTAATTCTTTTTTTCTTATTAGCTTCAACATCGAAGACCCATATCACCTGTTTAACTTTGTCTGTCATTTAGCCCTCACCATTTCCCAAACACAAATTACAATTATAAACATAATTAAAACTTTTATTTCCATTGGCATTAGTTTCTCGCTTTCTTATAAGTTATCATTGGGTTAATACATGTTGTATATCTTTGAATTACAACATCCCAGAAACACATATATTTTTTGCCACCTTGTTCCCAGGTTCTGCAACCCTCTTTGTTTAAGTTGCCAACTCTAAAAATTGTTTTGTTATATTTCTTTGCGAACCAAGAAACTATAAAGTCGGATTTCTCTTCAACTTCTTTTGCCTGTTCTATTAAATCTTCTAATTTCATTTGTTATCCTTTCTACCTGGGATAATGCCATATTATCCCAGGTGTGTCAATCATTATTGTTTAAAGTTTGGAAGCGCCTGTAAATCTTGGTTCCACCTTAAACCAATCTTTTTAGATACTTGGTCAAGTGCGATTGCAAGTGCGTCAGGCGTCCCACTTTCCATAACAACGTCTTTAGCTTTTAATTTAAGCTCTTTTAGTTGTCGTAGTTTTGCGCCTTCAGGTCTCTTCTCAATCTCACGCTGGGCAAGATCAGACGCCCACTCTCGCAGTTGATCTTGACAATCAGACAAAGTTAAATCATCTGAATATCTGCCTCGTTCTCTAAACTTATAATTAAGTTCAGCGTCTTTTGGTTTCTTTTTTTCAAAAAATGTTTTTGCAGTTGCTCTCGCGTCTTCTAACATTTTTTCTGCTTTAGCAAACTTATCAATGATTGTATCTGCGCCAATCTTTTTAGATAGCTTTGATACAGCTTTGTCAGTTGCTTCAGTCTTAAATTGTTTGACCAGTAATTCTTGATCTTTAATTAATGGTTCAAACTGCCTGTTCACTTTATCTTTAAAGTGCTCAAGCTGATATTTAGTCATTGTTTTACTCATTGTTATCCTTTCTTTTAAAATTAATTAATAAATGATTTGACAAACAATGTCAATGGGATATTATGGGAATATAGAAAGGATAACTATGAACATACAATACAAAGGCAAAGACTACAAAATACCTAAACCATTTGACAAATGTTTCTTTGGTGCAGATCCAACAAAAGAGATGACAATTCACAACAGGTTCAGTGATGAAACATTCACTCAATCTTGTAAGTTGCCGGCGTTTGCTGTTGCTATCTATGATACAGTGATTGGCGCAGAACGAACCGAGGACTATGGACTGATGAACAAGGGTCGTGAATGGTTTCAAAAGAACTTTATTGATGAATATTATACCCTCTTAGATTAACCTAGAACCGCGAGCCTGTTGGCTCGCGGGCCCACCCACCCACAAACCTAGGGCCGAGGGGTCCCAGAACTAAACCGAATAAGCTTGTAAGCTAACGGGCCCACCCCCCCGCTAGACAAAAGGGGTCCCAATACCTACCCTTTAGTGTTTGATTTAGACATAGATTAGCTGTAAAATCAAAATGCAAAACTAAACAGAAGTGAAAAAAATTCTGCAAAAATTTTTATGAAACAAGATTTTATTGAGAAGCTGCCGCCGGACGCGCAAAAAGAATTCCTTAAACTAGCTATGAAGTTAGATGAGAAAACAAAAGAGGAAACGGTTAACAAAGACTTCTTGGCTTTTGTTAAACATGTCTGGCCAGAGTTTATAGAAGGAAAACATCACAAAAAAATTTCTGAAAAATTTAATAAGCTTGCGAGTGGTAAGATTAAACGTTTAATTATTAATATGCCACCAAGACATACTAAGTCTGAGTTTGCATCTTTCTTACTTCCTGCCTGGATGGTGGGCCGTAAACCAGATTTAAAAATTATACAAACAACCCACACCACTGAACTCGCGATCCGCTTTGGTCGAAAAGCTAAAACGCTAATCGATAGCCCTGAATATCAACAGGTGTTCAAGACAAGACTAAGAGAAGACAGCCAAGCCGCGGGCAAATGGGAAACTGAACAAGGTGGAGAATATTACGCCGCCGGCGTTGGTTCAT